AGCAACACAATGATAATAACTTTTCTCTATATAAAAAAAGTAACGCAATGATGCTATGCACAGAGCTGTGCATAGCTGTTTTTTTTATAGAATTATTTCTCATCAAGCTCTACTGCTTGTAAGAGTAACTCCACTGTGCGGCTTACCGGCACATCNCCGCTNTCATAATAGCGAACCGTGCGCTCTGATAGGCCTAGTCTTTGGGCCATACCTTGCTGGCTGTATCCTAAGCTTTTGCGCATTTCTCTGAAGTCCTCCGGTTTCACAGCTCGCCCTCGTCACTATCGGCCCAGGCTGCNGAGACGATATCCTCTTTGTAAAGCTCCCCGCTCTGTCTAACGCCGATGTCAAAGCGCGCCTTGGCCTGGTCTGTTGCGTCGTCCAAACAATCAGCCTTAACGTGGAATTTTTGCTCGACTGTACCGCGAACGATGATTAGATAATCTTTTTCCATGATGGTTCCTCTCTGTCGGTGCGGGGCGACACTGCGCCGCCCCTTTCTCCGTTAGTCTTTTGGAAAGTAATTATGCATTTGCCAGAATGCGTCCTGCAAGTCACGGGGCGTTTGAGGATTATGCAAGTCGAACCCATCGCCCCATTGCTCCATAAAGTCACGCAAGGCTGCAAGCGTCGTTTCCAGCGCTTTTCTCTGCTCTGGGGTTAGGCGTTTCATGGCCTGCTTCCGATTGTGCTGGTCTACTTCCCAAGGCGTCATATTCTCAACAAGTTTTGGTCTTCCTAATTTAGCCATTATCAAACCCTCCTATGGTTTTGGCGTTATCGGTGACACTATGCCACCGCCTAGACTGTCACTGCGGACAAGCTAGGCGGTTACACGGCCAACGCGGCTCTGTGAGCAGGCTTTGACGCCTAGCTGGTAGAATGTACCAGCCAAGCGCCATTGCCTCTTGTCGGGCTTCTATAGGCCCCCTATGAAATATGCGAACAATTGCCATAACCATGCATCGGCGCCCATAAGCCCCCAGACTACGGCCAGCATAAAGACCAGAAATAGACCGTTTGCCATTATCTCGAACCTATCCATTTTACTGCCTCCGCATATGCTGTTTGCAATACTTGTCAAAAAAGGCACGTTCTAGGCGTTTGTACCGTGTAGGTCTGCCGCCTCGGTATTGGTCCAGCCACCGCCGGCCGTTCTTGTCTACGGTGGCGTAACGATTTGCCAGCCATGCGTTAATTGCTAAGAACCTATCAGCGTTGCGCTGGGCGTCGTCTTGGGTGATTGTGTAGTGTGGTTTCATTGTTTGCCTCCTAGTGCGTTAAAAATACGACTGGCTTTGAAGCTTGCCAGCATAGGCCGCATGCGCCACAGTCAGGCGTTAGCGTTTCTTCGCCTTTTTTGGCTAGCTTGCCCGTTTCCTTGCTGATTTGCGTAGGGCATATGAAAGCTTGTTTATTTGCTAACAAGGTCTCGCTACGTTCATCGTCATTAGATATGGCTGCAAAGCTATCTGTGAATGAGCCGCTAAACCTAACAGCAAAGCGAATGCCACAAGCTAGTCGGAGCGATAGCAAAGCCTCGCCTATGGCCCGCTCTTGGCCGTCAATAGCGTCAGGTTGGTTTGCAGTGTATCCGTAAACATGCAAAGCCGGAAACATGCCAAGCCATTTTGCCCATTGGGTTACATATGCGACTGAATAGAAGTCGCCTAACACGTGCAATCGAACAAGAAACCCTTTCGGATATTTTGCTTGATAGTGTGCAAGGTCCAGCTCTATTTGCTCAATAAGCGAATCATCCGCCTTGTAGCGTGTGGCGTTCATCATATTATTGCCGTAACAATCCGCCCAGTGTGCGCATGAGCGCGGGCACGTTGCGCGTTCTTCTAGCGTCAATGTAAGAATAGGAAAGCCGGCAAGCTTCCCCTTGGTGACGCGTTTACCTAGCTTTGTGTTGGTGCTGGCCTTTAATGCGCGCTCGGTTTTGCCCATGCCGTCCGATACACTCTTGGCGCGGAGGCTATGGTAAACGGATTTGCCAGCTAATACTGCTAGCTCGGTTTTGGTTAACTGTTTCATTGTGCAAGCTCCCGTTTGCGTTGTTGATGCAGCTACAATCAGGCAAGCGTTGCCGTATGTCAACACACAAAAAGCAAACAATGCAAAAAAAGTTTACACTGATGCTGCGCGCGTATATATTGACAAGCAATTGATTGTATTGGGTTGGAGATGGTTGGTGCATATCTCAGCACGCACAACACGTTGCCACCACCACGCGGCAATGCACGGAAAGGGTATCACACTGTGACAAAAATGCAACACTGTGGCGCCAGGGCAACACAAGACGATTGCGCGGTGCGTTTATGCAAAGGTAGGGGGGAGGCTCACAGACCCGACACCCCCAGCGCGCGGGGCCACGTTCTATATGTGTTAATACCTACATCTGAACACACAGACTAAGCGGAGTACCAATGACCAAGCTAACGAAGTTCACCACCCAGCAAATACTAAGCGACCTTGCTGACGGCTACACGATGGTAGACGCATGCAAGAAGGCGGGGATAAGCAGACAGGCTCTATACAAGCGTATGAAGGGCAACAACGAGCTTGATGCCTCTGTGCGTATTGCGCAGCAATATAGTGCGGAGAAGGCGCTAGAGGAGCTTGATAAGCTGTATGACGACGCTCTACACAAGCGCAAGGACTATGACGCTCATGTGCTAAGAGACTATGCGCATCATGTACGCTGGAAGGTGCAAAAGATTATCCCTGAGCGCTATGGCGAGCAGAAGAATAAAACNGGCGTNGAGGTCACTGATGGTGGCATTCGTATTATGTGGGAGAACTAGATGAAACGGGCAGATGTTTTGGAAACCGCGAAGCAGTGTGTAACTTCTGACAGGGCTAAGGAGCACGGCGATATGGAAGATAATTTTGCGACCATTGCTTCTTACTGGTCTATTCACTTGGGCCGTAACATTGAGCCGGTGGATGTCGGGATTATGATGGCGCTCTTAAAGGCGGCTAGAGCTAAGGCGAACCCGTACCACGAAGATAATTATGTAGACGGGGCGGGGTATTTTGCATGCAGTGCAGAATGCGTAAACGTGGAATAAGCTTTTTTCAAAAGGTATAAATTATATATGGTAGACATAAAGATTCCTTATAAGCCCCGTGACTTGCAAGCTGAGATGCACAATGGCATCAAGCGGTGGAATGTTTTGGTTATGCACCGTCGATTTGGAAAGACTGTGTTTGCGGTAAACCATTTAATCAAGCATGCGTTGACTTGTCCGTTACCAAGACCCCGCGTTGCTTTTGTTGCGCCTACCTTTACGCAGGCCAAACGTATTGCTTGGGACTATGTAAAGTATTACACAAGCGTCATCCCTGGCGCTAAATTTAACGAAACTGAGCTGCGTGTAGATTTTCCTAACGGCGGGCGGTTGATGTTGTTGTCTGCTGAAAATCCTGATGCGTTGCGCGGTATCTATCTTGATATGGCTGTCTTCGATGAATTTGGTATGCAGAACCCAAGGGTATGGGGGGAGGTTGTAAGACCGGCACTATCTGACAGAGAGGGTGCGGCCATCTTTTTAGGAACCCCTGCCGGCCATAATCACTTTTTTGATTTATTAGAACAGGCCCGTTCGGAAACAGAGAACGGTTCGGACCAGTGGTACTGGAAAATTGTAAAGGCCAGCGAGAGTAATCTTGTTAAGGAAACCGAGTTAGACGCGGCTAAAGCGCAAATGACTCCTGAGCAATATGAGCAAGAATACGAGTGTTCGTTCACGGCGGCAATCATTGGGGCGTATTATGGCAAATTAATGGCAGAGGCGGATGAAGATAATCGTATTACGCGAGTGCCGTATGACCCAGCGTATCCGGTGCACACAGCTTGGGACCTGGGTGTTAATGACTCGACGGCTATCTGGTTTGCTCAAATCTTTTCGGGGCGGGGCCGTCAATGTTATTGATTACTACGAAAACGGCGGCGTGGGCTTAGACCATTACGCTGACGTTATAAATAAAAAAGACTACAATTACGGCGACCACTTAGCTCCGCATGATATTGAGGTGCGAGAGCTTGGTAGTGGTAAGTCGCGGTTAGAAACTGCCGCTAGTCTTGGCCTTAGATTTAAGGTTATTCCAAAGATGAAGGTTGCGGATGGAATTAATGCGGCGCGTATGCTATTACCAAAGTGTTACTTTGATAGGGACAAGTGCGCGACAG